TATTCAGGGTGAATTCGAAATGAAAGAAGTTTCAAGCCCATTAACTGGCGAACCGGAACTTAAAAAAGTATATAGCAAAGAACCAGAAACCCCTTCTATCACTGGATTAGCGCTTTATCTTGGATTTGAAAGTCGTCAAAGCATATACGACTATGAAAAAAATGGTGAATTTTCTTACACCATAAAAAGAGCCAAGCTAAAAATAGAATCTCATTACGAACAGCACCTGCTTACTAAGGTTTCTACGGGTGCTATTTTCGCTCTTAAAAACTTCGGCTGGACTGATAAGCAGGAAATAGAAAACAACGTCAATATTAGTAATATCAGTATCAAAGACTTAGTTCAGTTTGACGACGATGAAGAATGCGGAAGCTAATCATAAACCATAAGTACAAACCATTACTTAAAAACAATACCCGTTATTTCTTGGTGACAGGCGGTAGGGGGTCAGGAAAGTCTTTTACAGTCAACACTATTCTATGTTTGTTGATGCTGGAACCTAACCAAAGGATTCTTTTTTTGCGTCAAACGCTTACTTCTGCATATATATCTATCATTCCGGAGTTCCAAGAAAAGATTGAAAAGCTTGGCTTGTCTTCTTTGTTTCACGTAACAAAAACTGAAATCCTTTGCTTATCTACAAATAGCGCAATATTATTTCGTGGTATTCAGTCGGGGAGTAAAAGCAATACCGCAAACCTAAAATCCTTGCAGGGCATAAATACGCTTGTAATCGATGAGGCGGAGGAGGTGATGGACGAAGACGCATTTGACCGGATTGATTTGTCTGTTCGTCAAAAGGGCACTCAAAACCGAGTGATACTCGTAATGAATCCATCTAAAACCTCTCACTGGATTTATAAAAGATTTTTTGAAGCAGAAAAGTTAAGTGGAAAGTTTGCCGGGGTATCTGGCAACGTAACCTACATACATACCACGTATGAGGATAATATAAAAAACCTTGACGAATCCTTTATCGAGCAGGTACGTTCGCTGAAAATAAAAAATCTCAAAAAGTATTTACATATCGTAGAGGGAGAGTGGTCAGACGGAGATAGCGACCAAGCCCTATGGACTTCACATGTAATCGATTCAAATAGGGTGTATGAATGCCCGGAATTAGTGCGAATCATTGTTTCAATCGACCCGGCGGTTACTAGTAAAGATACATCAGATGAAACAGGATTGATAGTATCAGGATCAGATGCAGAAGGACATATGTATGTTCTTGAAGATGCTACCGGAATATATACGCCTCAAAAATGGTGTGAGAAAGCTGTTTTCCTATATCACAAGTGGAAGGCTGATCGAGTTATTGGGGAAGTAAACAATGGCGGGGATTTAATAGAGGCGTTATTACGTACTGTAGATGCAAATATACCCTACAGAGGTGTTCACGCCACTAGAGATAAGTACACTCGTGCCGAACCTATAGCAGCAATGTACGAACAAAACAAAGTTCACCACGTCGGAACGTTAACTATGCTGGAATACGAGATGACAAATTGGGAAGCTAAAACAGGGGATAAATCGCCAAATAGAATTGACGCTTTGGTTTGGGGCGGGTTTGAATTGGGGTTTGCGATAGTTAAAGATTTAGACTTCGGGTGGTAAGCTGACCTCCGTAATATTCAGGGCAGCTACTTTGTAACAAATTAATATACATTCAAAAATACTTTTCTTTTCCCTTGTTTTATCCGGATAATATTCACACCTTTGAAATACCGAAACAAACAGACGGTATGAAGATTATGAATCAATACTCACATCCTATAGAAACAGAACAAGCTAGAGACTTTATATTAAGCAATAATAATTGTTTTTTAGGCTTCAAAAATGGTCATTCATATTATAACGTTAATGGTGTCCTGTGGGAATGTTTTCAGTCTATGGGTACTAGCGGATTAAATACTAGGCATTCCATGAAATTAGAAGACTTCAACTAATAAAAAAAGCTGAATTGAAATACCAGCTACGATTGCAACCGCCCGCCTCGCCTTAACAAAGCGGGGTTTAGGCGGTATGAAACGTTTAATTATCGCCTTATTGGCTCTTACTATTACACTAGGTGTAGGTTGTAAAAAAGACAGCAATCTGAATGCTGAAGCTGGTTCTAAAATTGAAAAGGTTAAAGATGCACAGGCTCACGATCACACGACCGCTACGGTTAATCCTAATGACGGTCCGGGCGGTAACCCTGGTTATGTTGATTCTGAATTGAATTTTCCCCACAACAGCGGGGTTTTTATTTGCAACAAAACCGATACAAATAAAAATAGTTGAAATAATATTATTTTATCCGGGTAAAGTTTGTATCTTTACATCATCAGAAACAAACAAAACTTAAAACTATGAAAAGCACATTATTCCACATCGCACATTCGATTAAAGCAAACTACCCAACCTTTGCAGAAGCCTTGAAAATGGCTTGGAAAACGATTAAACTTCGCATGCAAATGAAACGTGGCGTTGTTCACTTTGCATTCACTAAGGTTGATGGTACAATCCGTAAAGCAATCGGCACGCTTAATGATGTACCGGCGTCTACCGGAACTAAAGCGCCTAACTATTCTGTGTTCGTTTTTTGGGATGTTGAAAAGTGTGCATATAGAAGTGCCAGGGTAGCTGGTTTATTTTTGTAATCCAATTAATTTTATTAAATTAGTAGTGCCGAATTGCAGCGGTATTTTAAAATATTTAATAAATTCCTATAACCTAGTAGAGTCTGCAATCTCGAACGGTTATAGGTTTTTTAGTTTATGACAGGAATATATAAGATCACGTCCCCTACCGGAAAGGTCTATGTTGGGCAGAGTGTTAACTTAAAAAGAAGAATTAGGGATTACACCAATAATTGCAAGTCTCAGACAAGAGTTATTGACTCTTTCAATACTCATGGCGCAGATTCACATTCATTTATGGTAATAGAAGAGTGTGACATAAGTATAATGAATGACCGAGAAAGATATTGGCAAGAGTTTTATGACGTATGTGGAGATAATGGTCTTAATTGTTTGTTAACTCAAACTGACACGAAGAAGAGAAAAATGTCGGATCAGAGTAAAATTAAAATGAGAAATTCTCAATTAGGGAAAAAGCATAATCCTGAAACTATACTGAAAATGATAGACTATCATGCAAAAAATCCTATGACAGCAGAAAAAAAGCATAAACTGCTATTAGCCAATTATAGAAAAAGAATAGATTTATCTAACACCAAATATAATAACCTTACGGCTGTGAACAGGTCTTTAAAACCTTCTTATTGGTTTTTCAAGTGCGATTGTGGGAGGATAAAAGAATATAGTTCGGCTATAGTTAAATCAGGAAAAAGAAAAGACTGCGGATGTTTAATTCACAAAAAAATCATAAGCAAATGAAAAACCCGTCCGACTACATCAACGATGAAATTTTAGAGCTGAAAGGCTCACGAACCAAGATTAGGCTTATCCTTTGGGAACTGATGAAGCAAGCAAGAACAATCAAAAAATTAAACAAGAACTTCAAAAACGGAAATAATGGAAGAACAAGAATTAGAATTCGGCAGTGAATACCATCTATGGAGAGAAGGTAATTATATCGGAAAAGGAGTCTGGACGGATGATCCTGATATCGGGGAAAACTTCATCAGTCAATCTGTAGCAAGTACCGGAGATTTAATAAATGAAGTTTACATAGCTGATAGCTGGACAAAAATTAAATAGCATGAAAGAACAATTAAAAACAGCAGCAAAGGAGTTTTGCGAGGCTAACAAGTACAACACAGAATTCTTACCAGTATTTATGGTTCAATTCGCTCAATCCCTCATAGATAAAGGGGTGCTTGTTGAGGCTGATAAATGGACTAAGGTTGAAAATGGTTTACCAGAAAATAGAAGTACTGTTCTTGTGCGTCATTACAATGGTTATGCGGTAGCTACATATAAACACGGATGTTTCTTTTTTAATGACGGATTAGAGAAAATTAATACTGTAACAGACTGGAAATACATTCTGTACATGGAAAGTTTGAGTTCTGAAAAACCAACCCTTTCAAGTGCCGGTAAGGAAGTGAAGACATTACAGGAGTGTAAAGACGACATCGCTAAAGCTTACATGTACAATTCTTGGGACGATTGTATTTCAGGAATGACATCAAAAGAAGGTATTATTATAGTTGGAAAACGCCAAGATCAGGCAGCAGAATTATACGCTTCACAATTCAAGTCTTCCCCTGCCAGTACGGTTAAGTTGATAAGTGATGAAGAGATTAAAAACATTGTTGATGAAATACACCAGCAGTGGACGGATTCTGATGGATGGACCGTTTACGATGCTTTAACTGAAATGGTGGCAAAAATTAGTGAAAAATTAACCGGTTCAGGTGCAAACTCAATCTTTAATGCCAGCGAAACCGAAGACCTTAAGCAGGGATTATATTTTGCTATTAAAGCACTAGACAAAGGGAACTTTGCCGACATTGCATTAGCAAACAGACTGGAATTGATTAGTAAAAAATTGGATGACAAATAAACTCCTGCCGATTGGATGCGTTATGTCTAAAGAGTCCTGGCAGAAATGTTAGGGCTTTTTTTATTTGACACAACACGGTCTATATCCCTGCAAGAGTAGTAAAGCCCTTGTAAAGATTTGATACTTTAATATAAATAGCATTCAGTATCCATGCCCCAAAATAACCCTATATCCCTTTTTGATTAAACCCGTAATCATAGTGCATAGGCAAGTCCGCTAGTTATAAACTTGCAGTTCGATAGTTGACACCGTGAAGTCATTGCTACCTCTTTTAAGCGGAAAGTTTTTGTCGACTGTTGTTTTTGTGTAGATTTCTGCTAAGTCATCTTATCTGAACAAGCTCCCATACATCAGATAATACAAATATAAGTATATAAAAACACCTCTACAACGGGATTGCAGAGGTGTAGTATCGATATTTTCGATGACTTAGCTTTACAAATATAGATAATATCTATTGTTTTTTGAGACAAGATTTTGTTTTATACTTTGTGTAACAAAATCTTTACCTTTGAAATATGGATATAATCGGGTCAATCTTTAACGGTGCAATCAGCAAGCGTGTAAACCAAGTCATTGCAGAGAAGCAGTCTACTACCTTTGCCAGTGCAATCACTTCCTTGAATGTGAGCCTTAACGATTCGTTGCCTACGATTAATCCTGATGCTGGTGACTATTACCAAACATTCAAAACCATCGGTGCTGTTTACGAAGTGACCGATGCAATTTGTAAGAAGGTGTTGAACTGCCCTTTTGTGTTCTACAAGATTAAAGACCGGAAGAAGCTCCAGCAGTCAAAGCATTTGTTCAAGACCGACCCCGTTCAATCGTACCTGTTAAAAATGCAGGCGGTTGAAGAAGTGGACGTTTCCGGTTTAAGCGATATGTTGACTCGTGGTGCAGCTAATCCCTATCAAACAGGTTCGCAATTCATGTGGACAGTCGTATTGTCTTATTTGCTAAACGGAAACACCTACGTACACGCCAACTTTGTAGGCAAAAGGAAAGCTAAAGAACTGTGGTGTTTCCCGAATATGACCATCAATTCTGACCCAGACGATTTGCTTGACCCAATTCGTGGGTATACCTTGCAAAACACTTCTTTATCAAAGTTTGAAATTGACGAGATTCAGCATATCAAAACCGGTACGCCAGCACCTATTGACAGGCGAATGGAATACCTGTATGGTGTTGCCCCTTTACGTGCGTATTTGGAGTCGCTCAGGGCAATTAAAGAAGGAAAGACGCAATCTAGCAAGCAAGCCCGTAACGGAGGTGTATTTGGCGTGCTTTCCCCTCGTGACAAAGAAGATAACTTGACAAGCGACCAAAAGAAGCAACTAAAAGACAAGATGATTGAAGCCAGGCGTTCCAATGATGAATTGTCAAGGGTGTTTCCTTCATCAATTGCTTTGGCGTGGCAGAACATTGGATTACCTATCGGTGATTTGAAACTACTGGAGTTGGTGTCTGCCAGTGAAGAAGATGTATACCGTGCATACCACATGCCATTGCAATACCATAATCAAGAAGCGTCAACCAGCAACAACCAGTCCACAGCCGTTAAGCAAATGATTTACGATGCGGTTGCACCTGTATGCGACGTAGTGGGCGAGGCATTGACTATATTCTTAGCTAGGGGTTACGACATTGACATCATCGAGTTAGACTATACACAACTGCCTGAAATGGCGGTGAACATGACCGAAGTAGCGACATACATCAATACCCTTCCTAAAGGTGTGCTGACCTACAACGAAATGCGTTCGGCTATCCGCTACGGCGAAAAGTCCGAAGCCTACATGAATGAACATTTTGTAGAGTCCGGACTAACGACATTGAAAAGGTCTTTTGAAGGAACGAGCGAAACGCCTCCTACTTCAGCTAGTTAGTAATGGTATAATCTGTAAAATCTTCATAACTAATGAAATGATTCGATGTTTCCCATTCCTTGTGTGGACTTCCTGGTAAATCTTGAGACTTTAAGCTACTTCCCCAAAAGCTAGACTGTAATAGCGTGTTTTCTGGAGAGTCTATTTTTAATCTCAGAGCTCCTGACCAATGTTTACACCTAACTATTTCACCTTTCATCATTTGCTTTTTCGCCCATGACCAACTCCCTTTTAATCCTAAGGTTTTTATAAACCAATTTTTCGGTGCTTTATTCATATTTAATTCAAGTTTACTAATTTATCCACGTTAACCCATTCCGAAGCTACCAGTGGCTTGTCGGACTTAACCATTGCCTCGTAGCTGGGCATGAAGTCAGCGACATTGTCAATACTCCAATTGGCACCAAAGACGTACATCATTCGCATTCGGAAATGGTACACTTGCTCAATTCGCTCAAGTTCCATATCAAGTTCGTGCTTTCTCTTTGCGAGCTTATCATTTTTACGCTTAAGCAGTTGATGTAAGATAGAAATGACGATTACAAATGTTAGAATTAATAAGTTGACAGCAAGTATTGACTTTTCTACTAATAGTGATCTCCATTCCATATGTTATGATTTTACGGTTAGTTCTTCTCCGCAAAGTGCGAAGTATAAATTTTGAAGTTGGTGGACGTGTTTAATATGCTTTAATTCCGTTTCATCTGGCATATCGCCTCCGATTTCCATAGTTATATAATCATCTTCTTTCATCTTAAACAATGATGAATTCGTATTAAGCTTTATTTCTTTAAACTTCCCAGAAGAAGAACAAGTGAACCCTAACTTCAGCAGCCATTCTTCGGTTAAAGGGATGGCGCTTAATGATTCTATTGGAAAGGTAACTCCATCGCCGAGTTTGATTACATCTTTTCCGGCGGTGTGAACTTCTCCTTCTAAATGCACCCACACCGATTCACCTTTTCCTCCAAAGACGGAAGCCATGACTAAATTACCAATTCTTATTTCTCGTGCGTCCATAATTCTTTTTGCATAATTGTGTAACCAAATTTTTCAAAAAACCACTTGTAATTATTGTAGTGTCCAGCCTTGTGTCGCTTGACTATTCTTGAAGCTAATTGCCTCGTCATCTTACCACCGTACCACTTTGGTTCGGATGTTATTAATGTAAAAACTTCGTCTGTTGTCATTGTTATCAAAGGTATGTAATCCGTGTCGTGCTACCAAATCATGTAACAGTTATTTTACAATTCCGTATTTTCGTACACGATGAAGCAGACAAAGGAAAAAACAGAGGCAGAAAAGACAATCGAAAGGTTGAAAGACAGACCGATGCCTAAAGAAGCTCAAGAAGCTATCAAGCAAAAACAAGAACACGTAAATAAGCCAATCTGTAAATAGATGATATTCTGCAAAGAGTTAAATAAATCTTTCGATAACAAGCAACAAATGTTCAAGGCAATCAAAGCGAATCTGCCGGAAATTCTGCGTTTGAAAAAAGAACAGGTTTATGAATCTCGGAATAAAGGCGTTGGGGTTTCGTTGCACAAGTTGGATGCAACCAAAATCAAAGGGATTACCGGAAAGGTTTCCTTTGAAGTGGACGACGAACATTACTACATTGCGGTTAATACCTGCTTGGTGTTGGATTCTCATGGTGATTTGCATGACGATAATTGCTGGAATGATAGCGTGGTTACCGAGCAAGGTAAAAACTACCTCGTTTTAGACCATAGCCTGTCGATGCTGAATACGGTAGTAAAGAAAGCTTACATTGAGCAGTTCGTTGCTGCCATTCCTTTTGCTTCGGTTGGGAAAAACTATGGAGGCGATACACAGGCATTGATCTACAAGTTCAGAAAGGACGCGGTGATTAATGCAGTTGCTAAAGACTGGTTAGAATCTGGTGATGATATCGAAGCGTCTGTGAGGATGATGTACGATGATATTGAGTTTGCTTTAGACAGCAATGATCCGGACTACAAAGATTTAAAAACACTGTACGACGCTTATTTTCCAAAGATTGCCAATAGTGCAGACTTTGACTATATCCCGTACTTTTTCATCGTTAAAAAAGCTACGAATGTTCGTGAAAGCTCATTGGTTATTGCAGGAAGCAATCCGGCTACAGGCGTAATCAGTATCAGCGAAGACGAACAGAAAAATATTGACCCGCTACAGAGCAGTCAAAAACTGAAATCAAGTTTATTATTAATTTAAAAATCAAAAAGATGTTTGTAAAAAAGACACCTGCGGAATTTGAGGCTCTGTCCGAGTATCAAAAAGAAAAGTACCTTGATGAAAAAGCAGCTCACGAAGCCGAATTGATTCAAGAACGTGCTGATAAATCTGCAAAAGAAGCTGTTGAGGCTATGAAAGCAGATCTTCAAAAAGAAAACAAAGATTTGATTGATAGTCTTAAAAAGGACAATCAGACTGCTTTAGAAGCACTTTCCAAAGAGCATGGCGTAAAGCTTGAAGAAATGGAAGCGGCTTTGAAACGCAATAAAATTGCTGACATCGGCAATCGTATCAAAGGTTTCTCTGAAAGTATTGTTGAAAAACTTTCTACCGAAGAAGGTGAAAACATGATTAAAATGTTCTTCAAAGGACAGAAAGAAGCATTGAATTTCGATGTGGATGCTGAATCTTTGAAAGCCGTAATCACTGTTCCTGCCGGTTCTGTTGCTCCTGAGTTTTTGCCAATTGTCGGCCCGGGTCATGATGATATTCACGCAAGGAATGCTATCCCTGTGTTCCCTACAATTGCGGATGTAATTAAATTCGTTCAGTTCACTACGACCAATGCAACGGCTGGTTTTGCTACTGTAGCAATGGGTGTTGAGAAACCTGAATTGGCTTACACTTCTGTTTTAAGAGAAGCGCCAGTTCGTAAGATTGCCGGTTGGTTAGACGTACCGGACGAAATCATGGATGACGTTGCTGGTTTCCGTGCATGGATTGCTTACGAATTACCTAAAGCATACCTTGATGCAGAAGACTTTATGTTCTTCAAAGGTTCTGGCACAGGAATTAACATCCTAGGCTTGTGGACTCAGGCAGGAACACAAACATTACCTTACGGTTCTGTTACCGTAGCTTCGAATGATTGGGATAAGTTAATGGCCGCCATTACTGAAATTCGTGTCAGAAAACGTGCGACTTCTGCGGCTTTTGTTTCGCCATTATTCTACATGGAATTATGGATTAATAAAGCTTCGGGTTCAGGCGAGTACAATTATCCTATCACCATGGGTGATAATGGCGTGTTGTATATCGGTGGCGTGCCTATCTACTGGTCTAACGTGTTTGTTGGCATGGAAGGTTTAGTAGGTGATTTTGCCCGTGGTGCTTCAATTCACCAACGTAAAGCAATGAACATCGCTTATTCAACCGAAAACAAAGACAACTTCACTAAAAACATTGTGACTATCCGTCTTGAAGGTCGTGTTGCCTTGGCAATTCGTGTTCCTGAATCGTTCTTGAAATTAAGTACAGCTACCGCTTAGTAGTTATACCCATAAAAAAGCCTCACTAAATTAATGGTGAGGCTTTTTGTGTTTTACATCAATTCAATATCTTCATAGGACTCTCCCTTACTGAAATATATTTTGTCAAACTTGCAATCCAGCATCTTAGGTAAATCGGACAAGTTTATCCTTTGCTTGATGCCCTTAACGGTGACATCGAAGTCGTACCCCGTTTGATCCACGCAGCTAATCACAAGATTCTTTGAGCAATCGTTAGAAAAATTACGGTCACAAGTCAATGCATAATTCAACAAGTCCACATCTAGTATTGATGTTCTGAAATTTCCCTGCCACAGGCAAAAAGTATTCGTTTCATTTTCGTTGTTGATTAATTCCAACGGCAATCCCTCGTTGGTCATAAAGCCATTGCCGTGCCTGGTCTGATAGGTACGGGTGGTATAAAATATATCTGCTACCGGAACCAAGGATAATGCGTTTTTAGAAGTGGTATTGCTGCGTGTTACATTAGGAAAGAAACCAAAGTCCTGATCCAACAGAATTCCTTGTGCGCCTTCAAGTACAACGTTGTTATCATTTAACATCTTGTAGTCGTGAACTATATCGATAATGTTCAAAGCCTCCCGTATATGCATTAAAAAGGGTTCAATATCAATTTTAAAGTCACCATAATAATTAGCAATATTTCTTAGCTTTTCCCTGACAATTGATTCGAATGGCAAATCCTGAACAAATAGCTTAAAGTATCTTTCTTGACGCTCTATTGTCTTGCCAAATCCTAACCCTACAGAACCGTGGCGTTGTGAGGCTTCTGTTATTCTATTGGCAAGGATATCGTAAGGCGTAGTCACCGGACATAATCCATGCACAAATAAATACGGAGAATTTAATGCACGGCATTCTACAATTACATCAGACGGATTAAAAGTGCAAAAGTGACTCCATAAAGTCGGGGCGCCCTGCAAGCTACCGGAACCATAATTTGAAAAAACATGTTTTTTGTCGCCCACTTTTACCGTGTGCCCGGCTTGGTGACCTCCGTTAAATCTAACGACCAAAGGTTGGTATAGCTGAGAACAAAGAAGGGAAGTTGCCTTCCCCTTTCCCTCATCCCCATACAAACTACCCAATACAATTTTAGGTATTTCCATAGCTATAGTTCAATGATGTTTTTGCCCCCACTATTTGCCACAGAAGTATTGACTTTAACTAACGCATTGCGAACGGTAGATGCCGTTGAGGCATCGAACGATTTCAATACGGTATCCAAGTCTAACCCATGAATTACAGCGACGGTCGAAGCAATAACTTCTGCGATAGTCGTGTGATCTTCTAATACAATCAGCCTTTCTCCCACCAAATCTTTCCAGTAAGATAAAATTGAAGGGGAGTCTTTATAGTTTCCCTCATTCACATGTATGTGAAAAACGTGATGTGTGCGTTGAACTTCGGACAAGATGTCCTTATCGTTAATGCCTTCCGAAGCAGAATACCCCATCAAGTCCTTGAGGCGTTGTCCGGTTACGTTATCCCATGAGGCTTCATCGCCGATAGTGAATAAAATGCCTTTTTGACCACGCTTTTCAAAGCAATCGATGCTTGTGTGTCTTGCAGCAAACAGCCACGCTAACAAATAAGACTCTCTCGCCTGTCCACCGCCTGCACCTTCAAGGTATACCGATGTCAACCATTTGTTCAGTTCATCTGTACCTGACTCAAATTGACTGATCTGTAAAGGAAAACTGTCTGTCACATGGTCACCAATCGCACCGAACAATACCTGTGCGTCTTTTACATCGTGACTTATTAGCGTTTCCATCAGTTTTCCTAATTTTTCACGCACCATTACTTCGGGTATTCTTCCCATGCTACCCGTAACATCCAAAAACACTTCAACAGCTATCGTATTGGGATGAGCATCGCTGTCTCTCGATTCCCTGAATTTTACGCCACTCGGAAGCATGTCCGATTGTGCTTGCTTACTTGTGTTGTTTTTGAAAATCTGATCTGTAGATTTTGTTTTGTAAGACGCACTTAAGTTCTGATAAGCGTCGTTTGACCATGTTGAATTACCCATTTTTTTAAATTGTTAATTTGTGAAATTGTTTTGTGTCGAAATTGTTTTTTAAAAGCGTCCTGTATTCGTTGTAAGTTTCGAAAGCGTCCTTTGACTTCTTTTGAAGAAAATCAATGACATCTTCATTGTGTGTCTTTTTAAGACTTGTACCCGTTCCTGATTTGTCACCAAGCAGGTAGATTGCTGTTCTTTTTGAAAGTTCTAAATCTAGTGATTCAACAGCGACTTTATCATTGAATATATAACTTGGATACAAGTTCTGATGCTTGCCGGATACGGTCATCAGTTTTGACCCTATTTCTGTAAGGTGGTAAAAAGAAATGCACACCATGCCGTGGTTTTCAGGACATATATATATGGAATCAGGTGTAATTCCGGCATGAGAAAATCCAACTTGAGTCAGCCATGCGGAAAACTCAAACATCCTGCTCAGAATCCAGTTGACATGCAGCTGTTCCGTATCTCCTAAATAAGATAACGGAACTGAACGGAATTCTAAATCAAACCTCAATTCTCCATCATCAGTCATTCTTCCGGATACAGGAAGATATCTTTTGAAAGCTATAGAAGCTGAATCACTCAGAGACATTAGTTTATTATAGTTTGTCAACGACTTTTTCAAAAAATCAACATCCCCTTTTATCGTGACTGATTTAAAATTATAAGTCACCGATCCCGCATCATCTTCGTGCTTCAAGCCTTTTTCCAGTTCATCTTTATATCGGTTCAGCCTGGTAAACGCCTCTGCACAATTCTGTTCCTTACACAGGTCCGGATGTATTTTTAAACTGTATGCTTTATAATCCTTTTTCCATTCCGGAGTGTTTCCGAAAAAATCCATTGCGCTTTTAGATTCCAACAGCCTTTTTATGATTTGCTTTTCCTCCATACCCCAAACATATGCATAAATTTTATCCTATGTATGTAACATCTTTGTGCTATTTGCTGTTGTGCTTCTTCTCCAGCCGATTAATGCACTCGTTAATAATTTCCCTGTACTTCAATCGCTCAAATACGCTAATCCTAAGCATAGTGATTCCGTTTTGGATGCAATACAAGTCTTTCGCTTTATCGTTCAACCTACGCTTGTTTAAGTCGTCATAACTGGTGTCATTGCTCATTCGATAGAAGTGCTGCATACCGTCGTACTCTATAACCAATGGGTACTTGTCAATAAAGAAGTCGCACGTTAACCAATTGCCGGAATGAGGCGAAACCAATCCAATCAATGTATGTTCGGTCTTGTAGCTCACCTTAAGTAATTCCAGGTGAATACTAATTAGGAATTCCATTTCGCTAGGAATGTGGGTTTTCTTTTTTGGTTTCTTCGGAGGGCAGTAGTTTTTGTGCTTATTCTTTTTACTCGACTTACGGGGATTCCACATCTTTTCGTTTAAAGGTTCGTCTTCGTCCATAAGCTATGATAATGTGTTAATGTCGACGGCCAATCCCGAGGGGATTAAGTTATTCAAATCGAAGTGCCATTCGTAAAGCTGTTCGAACAGCTGTTTCTGATAACCAACGCCTAACGGCTTCGAATAGGTTTCGTCTCGTTGTCGAAAGCGGCTAAACCTTTCTGAGTAACCAAAAGAGTAAACCAACGTGCCCATATTGCTCGTTTCTATTGGGTAGCTGATTTTATGTTCATTAAAGCCGCTATACTCTTTAGTCGAGCATTCGATAACTTTTACCGAATACCCTTGACTTATTGATTTAAGAAGATTATCATTGCTAAATGAATTTTTTTCTTTCAATTCTAACAAGCGAACAAGGGGTGTTAATATTTCTTCTTTAATTTGAGTTTCTTTTGTCAAATCAGACATTGGCCTAAGAATAGGTTTTATATCATCAATATCAGCCCACATACCATAAGTATTATTTCTCCCCTCAATATTCACGCTGGCTTCTGATAACAGAGATAATATTCCTATTTGCCCATAATTTTCACCTTGTATACGCAATTTGTATGGCAAGTAAGGTGCTAAGTGTTTTAATTCTAGTTTCATAATTTAAGTTGTATAAGCCAAAAACACAATTGCGATGACCGTCATGGCTAACATTCCGCCAATGAATAGTCCGATTACTGCGATTGTGATTAAAGCAAGTGTGAATAATTGTTTAAGCATTAAGTTCTTTTGATTCAAAAGCCTTTTTTAGCACTAAAAGCTCGGTTTGCACCTCTTCAATTTCGAAGTTAGCCCTAGATATATCATCGCCTATTTTGGCTTTGCGTTCTTCCAGGATTTTCACGTCCGCTTTAAGCGACATAATCCTGTCTTCTGTAATTTTAATAATGTTTTTCATATTTCTTGTTTTGTTCAACCCAAAACTACCGAATTAAAAATATACAATTTGTAACGTTTGTAATACAAACGCTTAATCCCTATCTTTACGAGTATGGAAGTTAAATATTTAAAAGCACACAACGGCAAGTATCCAGGGGATACGTCCGTAGTTAAAGATGGGCTAGGTAAATACCTGGTTGCCATGAATGTAGCGGTTGAAGAATCGGCTAAAATACAAAAACCCGATGCTGATATTGAGGTTGTAAAACCTAAGAGGGCACGGAAAAACATAGAGGATTAATGAGCGAATTTGACGTAGTGTCTTTGGTCGAGGCTAAAGAATCATTGGTTGTAGACTATTCGGATAGGGATGTGGAAATACAACGCTATATTAAAACTGCTGTTCAGTTAGTTGAAAGAACAACCAATCACTTATTGTACAACAGAAGTATTTCTTATACCATTCCTGGTTGTGGCTATTTAGAAATATATGATTATCCCATTTCGATTGATCCTGAAGACATTACATTACATCAAAACGTATTAAGCGTAACTGTTAAAGGTAAGTCTGATCTGGTTGTGCCAGCTACAGCCGGCTACCAAACGACAGATATTCCTTCGCCATTGAAAGACGCTTGTTTAAAAATAATCCTGTACCTGTTCGAGAACAAAGATATTTACGAAGCTAATTTGCCTTTTGACATTCAGTTAATGCTAAATCCTTACAAAAGATCAGCTACATTTTAAAACATGAAAAAAAATGACAACAAATATCATTATGACGCAGGCAGGTTAAGAAATCATATTTCTATAATGGGCGATGTTGTTGTTGATGATGGATTCGGCGGCACTTTTGTTGAAAGACAGCAAATACTTGATACCTGGGCAGGTAAAGAGAGTGTTTCTGACTACAAAATAGCGTCAATGTCCGGCGCTCACGCTAATTATGAATCTCACCAATATTTTGTAATCCGTAACAGAAAGGGCTTTTACCCCTTAAAAACAATGTCTATCAATTACGGGACGAGTTCATACGATATACTTGAAGTGCGTGAAAATGATGATCCCTGCACATTTTTATGGATTCTTTGCGGAACTACCGACAGTCCGAAACCAACTTCGCCACTATAACACACCTAGTTATGAATATCAAAATAAACGGACTGAAAGAACTCAATAAAGCGATAGACAAAGCAGGAAGGGATGTCCAAAAAGGATTTGACGCAGAAATAAGGCGCATAGCTAATGAAATACTGCAATCCGCTCTAGCGAGAGTGCCATCGTCAAAAGCATTAATAAAAGCTTCTGCATTTATAGAAAAGATTCAAGGCGGATATACGATTGGTTTTTCAGCTATGCATGCGGCATATCAGGAGTTCGGAACGGGTCCGTTGGTAGAGGTTCCTGTTGGATACGAGGCGTTCGCAATGGAGTTTTTTGTGAACGGCGAAGGAAATACTCCTGCTCAGCCGTTCTTGTTCCCGGCATTTCTGGCGAGAAGAGACAAAATTGTTGACGAATTAACACAGAAATTAGATGCCTACATCAAATCCTTCTAAATACATTAGAGCGGCATATATAGCCAGGCTCAAATCAATTACAGGTCTAAACGTGTGGGATAAACTCGTGCCTAAAAACATCACACAACCCACTATGTACATAATCCTCGACGGACAAGCCAAAAACGAAACGGTTAACGCCAAAGGGGAGTACTTTGAGTGGCTATCTACGATTGATGTGAACATTTACCGAATTAATGAAAAAGGGTACTCCGCCGGGGCTTCAATAGACGATATAGAAGAGCAAGTTTTGAATGCTATTCGATTTGGAGTGCCTATCGCCGGATTTAGCAATAAAAACACTAAAATCATTGAGTCAATGACATTAGATGCGGAGACCACTACACAAAGTATTGACAGACGTGTGATTAAATTTGAGCATTGGGTGTGCGAAAATCCTAAAATATAATATTAGCCAGCCAACATTAATTATTTTTTGGTTAATTGTTTACGCACCCATTGAATTGTAGCGTAGAAAACTGCCCTTTCTTTGCTTAAATTTTGGTATTTTCCGGTATGAGCAAGGGGATAATGTTCGTTTGCGTAACTATCAACGTCTTGATCAGTTATAACCTTAACCGTACTTACATGGGATGACTTGAATTGATTGGCGTACATTTCAGCTGCTCTTTTAGTTGAACCATTAATGCCAAAATCCCTGACAGATATTTCAAGACATTGCTCAAATGTTAGATCACATTCCTTGCCGGCACTTGAAAGGGGTGAATCTGTAGGAGTGAAATTAACATCACCATTATACAAAAGTTGTCGATCTACATTTTGTCCTTGATAATTTAACAAAGGATGATTAAAGAAATACTGTCTTGCATCTCCTTCGTCGCAAGCGAAAACAGTTGCTGTTCCCTTCTCTGTTGTTGTGGAATATTCAAATGTTTCGTATGCACTCATAGTTTTTCTATTTTTAATTGTTCGTTCATGATATTAATGATTCCAAACATACCAATTTACATGATAATTTTTTATTTTGTAACAACATCGTTATAATGTATCTTTACGTTCATGATAGGCACAGGTTCGGTAATAATCACACATACAGAAGGATGGTCTGCTTGCAGAGAGGCTATTTTGGGTATGGAGTTCGACGTAAGACCGGACAAAACAGCGAAAAAATCATTAATCATCAGCATGACCGGACTATTTGATTGCCACGGAAAAGCGACAGGAGAGGTTAATGGAATATTTAAACTTGACAATGGCGATAAAGTTGCTTTTTCAGGAAGTATAAAGGGAAGAACCAGAATAGAGGTCGCTGGCGATACCAGCAAAAATTTCGAAACAATATTTAAAAATATAGAAAAATGGCAGGAGTATTACAAGGTAAGTTAATTGGCGTTAAAGTCAATGGCTCATATTTGAGGTGTCAGACAGACGCTACTTTAGCAATTACAACAAATACAACGGATGACGACCCTTGTAAACCAACTGAAACCGACACGACTAACGGAGCTTCTTGGGTTACACACTCTGTAGGAAGTAAGGCGTGGACGGTGTCCGTAACGGCTAAGGCCTTTGTTGACGCAGTTACCGGGGCTTTGGATAATAGCGACATCGCAGCGTTGATGATTTCAGGAGACCCTTCGGTTGAAATGACTTTTCAGACGATCAAAACCACCGACTACGACTATCCGTCGGTATTTATTTACGAAGGAACAGGAACTTTAACTTCATTTACACACAACGCACCTATCGACGGGGAGAGTACTTACGACCTGGAAATAACAGGCAACGGAGGATTGACCTATACTGAAACACCAGTCACTCCTTAAGGAAATGATTAAAATCAAGCAAATATTACCCATACAAGACGGGGAGTGGTATATATCGTATACCGCTCCCCATCCGTGCATGTGCCGGGATGAGAGATTCAGCATTACCATTAAACAGAAAAAACAACCCACTGAAAAACAGATTTTAAATGAAATTGAATATCAAAGGAAGCCCTAGACAATTGTGCTGGGGAATGGGTGCTTTAGAAGGGGTGTGCGACGAGTTAGGCATATCTTTGCAGGATTTAGATAACGCACTGGTCAATAACGAAACAAGTGTGCTGAATAAATTAACCTATTCAGCTTTAAAAAACGGCGCAGAAATAAACGACGACTCCCTTGACTTCAACTATAAATTCTTTTTGAACTGGCTGGATGAAGAACCGCAAGGTACCGCCGATCAGATTACCAATGATTTTATGAATTCTAAATTATTGGGAAAGACTATGCTGGAGAGATTCGACGAACTCATTGCCAGGCTATCGGTAAACGAAGACACTACTGCGATTGCATCAAAAAAAAAATCCACACGCTTGGTGAAATCATAAGTAACGCCTATAAGTGGGGACTCAAACCGAAAGAAGTTTTAGCGTTAACACTGCGTGAGTATTCGCTAATGGAAATCGCTAACTTTGAAATAAGATGCGAAAAGCAAGATTTTTTAAGAGCCATTCGTTCTGATATTATTAATTTCGGAGGGATGGGGACTAAAAAAATGATTACACCGCAAGAATTAATGCCTTTACCTTTATTAGACAACGAACACCTTATTTTGCCTATCCGCAATATTGCTGAGGCTTTAAAACTACTAGAGTCCTTTAAGTAATGGCAAGATTAGAAATCCAGTTTGTAGGGAACAACGAGAACTTAAAACAAGTCATCAAAGAGACTAAAGGTCTCCTTAATGACTTTTCAAGACTAGGTTTCGACTCAAAACCCCTTACCGCTTACCAAGCGGGATTGCTAGCTATTAAAAAAGAAGCCTTAGAGCTGACTAAGCAAAGAGAGGCGGACAGAAAAGCGCAGCAAGCCTTAAACGCTGAAATAAAGGAGCAACAAAAGGCGCAGAAATTAGCGAATGATGAGGCTAAAAGAAAAGGGAAAGACCGATCTTTTGCAAGTGAAGACGATGGTGTTAAAAAATTAACAGCCAGCTATGGAGGATTGATTGTTACAAAAAACAGATCAATTAAAACAGACAACCTTGAAGTGAATTCTATGAATTCTAAATTGGTTGCCTATGGAAAAATAGCGACGGAAATGGCAAAAAGCGCCGCTTCTCAAAACGCACTCCGCCCCAATATACTAGGCTATACGCAGCAACTAAAAGATAATGCCAAGGCGATAAGTGACGCCAGCAAGGCTGAATCTGAAGCTGCGGCTAAAAGAAAACTCGCTGTTCAGATATTAGCTGAAGAGAAAAACGCTCGTGCAAACGCTGCTGCTGCTTTAAAAAATTCAGTAAGGGAGACTACTGCGGAAAAAGGATCGCTCGATCAGAGAAAAGCAGCCTTAGAAAGGCTTATTTCAGCATACGGGAAGCTTACTGTAGCCGAAAGACAATCCGCATCCGGCACTCGGATGTCAGGAATAATAAAAGATTTGAATGCTCAAATCAGTAAATTAGACCCCACTAAGGTCGAAAAAGTAGCTAAAGAACTTAAAAAAGTAGAGGAAATTAAGCCTCCAGGAGGCGTTAAAGGGCTTTTAGGAGATCTTTTTTCTTCCATAAGCGGTGGTGCTTTATCCGCACTCGCTCCTTTGGCTTTACTCACCGGAGCATTGGCCGGGCTAAGGGAAGTTGCCCAGCACAATATAGAAATATCGGATAGCTTTGCCGATGTTCGTCGAACCGCAAAATTAAGCGCAGACGAAGTAAGCGATTACGCTAAAGAAGTGAACGCATTAGGCTCCAGGACTAATCTTGAAGGATTGCTGGACATTGGTTTTATTGGCGGACGTTTGGGTGTCGCCAAAAAAGATTTGACAGAGTTCACAAAACAGGTCGATGAATTGTCTGTTGTATTGAAAAAAGAATTCCCGGGTGGTGCCGAAGCTGTAGCGGAATCACTTGGTAAAATTGTAACGATCTACAAAATTACCCAAACTGAAGGAATTTCTTTGGGAACCGCATTGAGTAAGGTAGGATCAAACCTATTGGAACTCGCTCACTCCGGACCTGTCACTGTTAAGTATTTGCAGGACTTTACATTAGGCGTAGCTGGTACGGCAGCGAGCGCAAAACTATCCGTGCCCATCATTTCTGCCTACGGAGCTGTTCTTGGCGAGTCAGGTCAAATCGCATCATCAGCAGCATTGTCGGTAACCAGATTGGTTAACGGATTAACAACAAAGACCAGTCAGTACGCTGCTATAGCACAAATAGCGGACGCCACGCTGACCGTGGAAAAGTTCACGGACATCGTGAATACGGATACTAAAAAGGCTTTAGACCTGTTTTTTAAAGGTTTAAAAGCGGGCAATCCTGTTGCGACCGAATTCGCTAAACGTCTTGATTCTGTGGGAATCAGAACGGGTAAGGTGAGTAACGCCGTGAAAATATTAGCGGAAAACCAAGACAAGCTTGCTGACAGAATACAAAAAGGAACCAAAGCTTTTGAAGAAGGAACAAGTGTTTCTCATAACTTTGAAATCGCCAATAACACATTAGGCGCTTCCGTAGATAAACTTAAAAACTCAATACAGAACTTAACCACCAATCCTAACGGTAACATAGCGATGTTCTTTAAGGGGTTGGTTGATGGAGCCACTAGTTCTGTAAACGCTTTAAGCCTTTTGAGTGATACCGTTGTCGGACTGACCACGGACACTAAAAACTTTATAGCCTCCAGCGCCAGAAAATCAAGAAACACCGCTAATGACGCCACGACTGCCAACGCTCAAATGGCTGCGGTGACCGGTATCAAAAACTTAAACAATCAGAAAGAATCTTTAAACTTACTGAAGAATGAAGTAAAAATAAGGGACGTTATTCAGTTACAGTTTTTAAAAGCAAAAATAGCCTACGCAAATATTCCTTTAAAAGACAGAAATTTAGCCGCAACAAAAAGCTTCCAGGCTCTTGAAGAAAAGTTCAGGTTCCAGATCGCCCTGGTTAAAGCTTTAAATAACGAATACAAAAGGCTATACAGAACCGATATCAGTATAGAAGGAGACGGTTCTTTGGTTGACACTGAAGATAACGTAAGAACAATTGATGATATAAAAGCGGATATCAAGCGGGTTACTGAACTGAAAAAACCTTTAGACACCGCAAGCAAGCAATACAAAAATTATATTGAGCAATTAAAGGGCTTTAAAAAGGAATTGGCGATAGCAAACGGCACCATTCCCAAGGTTCCCAAAACAGCTACCCCAAGAGACTTCAAGGCTTTGATTTTAAGCGAAACCTATAAATCAGAGGACTATGATGCTTTGACCGGACTTGAAGGGATTGACAAGACCAATGAAAAGACTGTTCAGAAGTACAAAGCTCTGAATGATAATTTAGATAAAATACAAAAAGACTATAACGCCAAATACAAAGCCGGAACAAAAGAACGTGAACAATTCGATGCTTTGACGGCTAACGCAAGAACAATAAATGAAGCGAACAAGCAAAGAGAATTAACACAAAACCAACTTACATTTACCAAAAAGCAGGCGGATATTATCGCCGGAATTGAGGATGAGGCCGGAATTACCCGTATACTGTCTCAGGAACAGGAAATACAGCAGAATGACAAGCACTATGCGGATTTAACCAGGCAATACGAGGGCAATGAAGATATATTAGCTACTATTGTTGCGGCAAAAGCACAACAGCAGGAGGCTATACGTGAAAAATACAGGCAGGAAAGGTTAGAAAAAGAACAATCTATTCAGGACAAAATCAACGACCTGACTGAAAAAGGTTTCGATGCGACGAACGGTTCGAGACGTTCAAATGAAAAGTTAGACAAACAGCTCAAAGAAAGACTTGCGAAAGTAGAAGACTATTACAAAGAACTACGTAAGTTAAACAGCGAAAACCCGATGGGCTTAATCGCTCTGGGAGCCGGACAGGCAAATGTAAACGCAGGAATAAAAAAAGGAGCGAATGAGGCAAAGGACTTAGGTTTCGGGCGTGAACTTTCCGGTGTGGCTAGTAAGTTCGGTGAAGACTTAATTACTACTTTCACTAAAGCTAACGCCTTTGCGGATCGTTCATTTTCCGATGTAATCAGCGACTTATCAAGTAACTTGACGGACTCACTAAATCAGGTGTTTCTGAAAAAGTT